ATGAAAGCAAAAACTTTTGAAAATCTAATTAGAAAAGTAGTTAGAGAAGAAATCGATTATGCGTTACGTAGAGAAATTAAATCTCTTAAAGAAGATTTACGAGATGAATTAAAACCAACTATAGTAGAACACACTGAAAGAATGGTTGAAGTTCCCGAAGCAACAAAAAATTCATTAAGAGAAAAAATAATGGGTAAAAAACCATTCAAAAAACAACAATTTGTAGGTAATAGTACTTTAAATGATCTTTTAAATGAAACAGCAGCTGGTGATACAAATACACAGTCAGCTATGGCACCAGTTAGCGACCCATTTAGTACGGGGGCTCCAATGGAAACTGCGGGTATGCCTACTTCAGTAGCAAACGCAGTAACAAGAGATTATAGTAGTTTAATGAAAGCAATAGATAAGAAAAAAGGATTATAATAAATGCCCACTATAGATAACTACATAAGAATTAATCCGCTAGATTTAAATAAAAATGTAGCTATAGGTGTG